TTTTCATCTAAATATATTTCTTCTTTGCAAGAGAATTTGCTTGTGTAATATTCTGAATTTATCGGCTCTTCACTTCCTATTTCATAAGTAGGTATATCCTCATCCATTTTATAAATTTTTACTATATTCATTTTATATTTTTTAAATTAACATCTACCATTGTTTCTACATCTTGTCCAAATGCTTTTAATAAATCTACATCTATATATTTTTTATATCCTGCTTCAAATGGCTTTGTAAAAAATAAAGAAGGTTTAATTCCTTTGTGAAAAATACTTCGTGTAATTAAGAAAGCTGTTGCCTCGTAAGATAAAAATCTCCCCTTCGATCCTTCCTTCTTGCTCCGAAATTGAAAGCCTCTCTGTCGTACCCATTTGTTTATTCCTTGTGTTAATCCTCCTTTGGGCCCAGTGCCTTTTCCAAACTTAAATGGACTGTTAGGAGCTTTTGCTGAACTTGTTTTTCCTTTTACCCCTTTATCTCTAAATGATCCATAATCAGCCATCGAAAAGCCAACTATACTAAATCCATTTTCGCTAACTATTTCTCCTTTTATACTATTAGATAATGTACTTGTATTATTATAACTTCCATATTGTCCGCCTCGTTTTAAATTATCCTTTGCTTCCCGGATAACATAATCACGAAACATTTTAATAGTCTTATCAACTTTTTCTAATTGCCGGCTCATCTTATAGGCATATCATTAGGAACTAATATATCAAATGTAACTGTACATCCTGCAACCTTATCCTCAAACCTATCTCTAAAAAATTCATAGTTTACTCCACCGGTTAATTGATATAAATCTGTAAATAAATCTCCCCTTCTTAACATCTCAACTAATTTAATACCTACCATTGATTGCGTATGCATCACATCCTGCTCATTTGTATCGTCATCATTCACTAAATCCATTGAAATAACAGAGATATTATAAGCAAATGCTTCTCCTTCTTCCCTAAAAGAGTTCACAACTATGTGAGATATTGGATAAATATCTTGTTTATTTAGTGCAATATTAAAAATAGAACCACTTGTAACTGTCTTACAGAACGGATCTAACTTTAACTGCTCCTCTATTGTGCTTAAAACTTGGTAATATCCTATCATTTCTTTATCATTTTAGACTCTAATTCGTTCTTTTGCTTTTCAAAACTTAACCAGGTTAAGCATTCGTGTATATTTAATCTTGTAACTTCGTCAAATCTCGTAAGGTTTCCTTGAGCAATAGCATAGATTGAACTATACCATCCCCATCTTTGCCCGAATTGCCCTGTAGCAGAATATTCTGTACCTCCGGATCCTTCTCCAAATAAGCAATCGTAGCGTTCAATAATGCGTTCCCTAAACGATAAAAAAAAACCGTAGCACCTAAACAAACATCTAAAGGAGCGTGTTTCATTACATCGCCATAAGTTACCGTTCCATTATAATCTTCAATCTCATACGTGCCATTTAAGCCATTCTTTTTAATCGGTCTATATAATACTGCCATTGCTCTGTGCATCATATCCCAATCAGTTATATAAGTATCCAAATCAGTATACTCTCCAAATGTCATATCCTCCAAATTGGAAATAAATCCAAATTCAGTACCACCTAATTTAAATCTTTGGATGAATTTATGCTCCTGATTAAACATCTCCCCAAGTGAAGCAGTTATATTGTTTACATCTTTATATTTAATATTTGCAATATCTTTTAAATCTATTCCACAAAAAATCTGCACCATCTTTTGATGCAGAAACTCGGAATCTTCATTGTCTTTTGCAATCTTTAAAAATGCCTGGTATTGAGATAATTTAATCTCATTTAATTTAGTCGGGATTGTAATTTCTAACTTCATAATATAATAACAATTTTAATAAAAATTTGTTTCACACAAAAAAGGCGAACCATAACGGAACGCCTTTTAAGCTCACTAATAATAAACAATCAATTAACTAACTAACTTTATATCTATTGCAAAAAAATTCTCTTTATACATATCTCTAAATAGTGTAATCACCATTTGCTCATTCTCTGCTATTATTTCAGCGTGTTGATAATCTTTTTCATTATCGCCATATCTAAACCATCCTGTTACATCGTATTGTTTCATACTATCTAACTATTAAACTAATTACAAAATAAGCTGCTACTACTCCGATAAAATAAACCTGGTATTTTTGTTTATTTAACATAATTTTTATTTTAAGATTAAAAAAATACTTGTCTTTCCAAGTTGTCAACCCTGTACGAATATTGTGGGATTTTTATTTTTAATGCTAAATATAAAATTTAGCATTTTCTTCTGTATGATTAATAATTCTTTTAGCAGTTTCTTTTGTCATTTTTGCATATCCAATCATTTCATTTGAATGTTTTAATTTTATTTGAAAATAAGTTTTTCCAAATTGTGAAACATTACCTATCATAAATAAAGATATTGCAGTTACTACAAAAGTTAAATTTTCTTTTTTTAATTCTACTGTTTTTGTTAATTTAGTTGTCATAATTTCTATTTTTAGTGATAAAAACTTCGTTGTTGTTATCTGAGTACAAATATAAGCCAACATTTTAAACTACCAAATTAAATATTAAATTTTAACAAAACTTTAACATTTAGAAAATTTTAATCCTTGCATTTGCTATCTCAAACATTTGCCTTAACTTCTGCACCTGTTGGAATGATCTTGGTATTGCAATCATTACTTCTGTGCCTGTCATCAAATGGATGTAACATTGTACAAAAGCTATCATATAAGAATAGTTCATTAGTAGATGTGGTATTTGCCCCTCTCGGGATTGCTTAAATTAAAAAAGATATTATACCGGATTGCATCCAGGCTATGATTCCAATTATCAATAACCAATCCTGATTTCTTATCCGAGTAAACATAGTTGTTTAGTTCCTTTGCTATATTACTACTGTTCTCCTCAACGATAATTGTATAGTCTTGCATCAATGCTAATCCTGCAGTTATAGATCCTGGTCCTTTTGCAGTTGCTATTATATTACATCCATTCGCTGCCATCTCTGCAATCAATCTCGGTTCTGCACTATCAGCTATAATAAGCCGTTCTCTTGCAATGTTTTTATTATAGAATACTATTTCGCTTGTTGTTAGTTTTGGCTTGTATAAATGCTCCTTAACATATATAATCTTTTTAGTTTTATCTATTGCCACCTCAACCAAAGTAGTCGGATCAATACTAAATCCATAATCCTGACCAAATGATGTCTGCAAGTTATCCGGATTAAACTCTCCAAATCTCCAATTAGTAAATACTACTCCTTCTGCCTTATCTAACCAACCACCTAAAATAACGTGCTTATATTTTTTAGGATTTAATTCTCTTATCTTCTCAATCTCATTTATAAATGATTGGTCCAGGTTCTCTATATTGTCCTGATAGGTTGTATGGATATAAGTTACATTTCCTTTCGTTCCATTAAAGCCTTCAGATATTCCTTCGCTTTCAAAAAACCTTTTATAAATCCAATGCTCTTTAGTTGCAGGATTTAATATAAGTACTATTCTATTTTGAACTCCCTTCTGCCTGATTGATAAATTAATCTTATCAAATATATCCTCATCTACTAACTCCTCTGCTTCATCTAATATCCAGGTAGTAACTCCTTGCAATGATTTAAGATTTGCAGTTTGATCTCCGGAGCTTGTTTTGATTCCTTTAAATATTATATCCGTTCCTGATTTCTTATTCCTTATTTCGCCTTTATTGACTTCAAATAAATCATTTGCTTCCATTAGGTCTATCTTTTCTTGGAACTCTGGAATAATAGATAGGTGTGCGGATGTCATTGTCTGCCTTGTAAATAATATCTTATGCCCTGATTGAAATGACAAAGTCGATGCCATAGCACCGACCTCGAAAGATTTACCACTACCCCTTCCTCCGGTAACTATGAAATATCTTGTATCATTCTCATAAAGGGGTAGGTATTTAGAATTAAGATTTAACATAAAAATTAGTCAATGTCATTCCGTAAACAGTCTTAACTTTGTGCTTTAATTCCTTACAAAGTTTTTTATATATTCTCGGATGCACTGTAATTACATTTGGCTTACAATCCAATCCTTTTGCATCTGAAACTATCCTATCGTATACTGGTCTTGAAATTTGTATCATATCTTTTACAAATATAGTTATTTTTGTAATTTATATTTTGCCTTACTTAAATTTTATTACATCCTTTAAATCAAAATCGTTTACATTAAGATTTGTATTTTGATCGATAACTTGTTTAGGCATTCCGTATCTATACTGAAGCCAGGTCTTAATAGCATTTGTATCTCCTTTGGTAACCTTTTCTGCTAAAGCTATCCATACTTCCTCCGGCACTGCAATAGCATCCATAGACTCAATAAGTGTTATCTCATCTATCTTTGGTTTTCTTCCTGCTCCAGGTCTCGCACCTCCATTTTTTTTAACTACTTCCATTCTGAAAAAAGTTGTTTATTCAGTTTTACCTTTTGCTTTTTGTGCTTCTACAAATGTAGATAGTGTATCTGTATAACTTCTCCATTGTGAGTCATTATCATTTGCATCTACTAAACCTCCTACTTCTTCTTTGTAAACTTCAGCTAAAATTATTTTTTGCCCTAAAGTCAATTCCTTTTTATTATTGAAATGATCATTGATTATTTCTTGGTTTTCTTTTTTCATAATATATAAATGTTTTTTATTATAACAATTTAATCCTTAATTTGTTTCAATCTCTCTTTTAGTTCTTTGAGTGTTCTATAAACCCAATTGTAATCGTAGTGATATTTTAAAGCAAATTTACGAAGCGATAATTCCTCCTCGATATATTTTAGATAGAATAGCTTTTCATCCCAAGTCCAATTATCTAAAGTAAATAATACATCTGTTATATCGGTTGTACTTGATGGTTCAATATCTTCAGCATCCAAGTTATCATAAAACGGTATGGTTTCTAATTTTCTTTTGTTATGCATATTCATACAGATTGAATGCAAGGTAAAATAGAAATAGGATTCGTTTATGTTTTCTTTACCATATATTTTTAGATAGGCATCCTGGACTGCATCCTCTGGAAAATCTGTAATTCCAAATGAATAGGCTAATCCAATCCAGTACTTATGCTTTTTATATATCTCATCCATAATGTAAATATAGTATAAATCCAAATACAAAATAACATATTTATTAACAATAGGATTTTTCTTACTATTCCTTTATACTCTTTTATATATATATATAATCTTTTTTTTTAAAAATTAAAATATATATAAAATTATACTTT